AGATCAGTTTTTGCTTTAGGTGTATAAGTTAATTCAGCATGACGTTTGTTGACTGCTTTATCACCAATAGTTTGAATGATACGAGACTTACGGATAACATCTGCCTTGGTGTAAGGACCGTAGATCCAAGTCTTAGCAGTAAACTGCATAGTATATGTCAAGCTTCGTCTAGTTGTAAAATCATCTTCCCAATCATCATCAAAATCAACACTGTTTAAAACAACAGCAACGTCTTTAACTTCATCCATATCAGGAATGAACTTAATACTCATACTAAATGATGGCTGGAAGAATGGTAATATTTGTTCTAGTATCTGCAATCCATCGTCCTGCGACTTAGCAATGATACCAACTTCAAATGAAACATTATATGGGACAGGTACATACTGAGTCTTTACTGCCTTAGCATTAGTTTCACTTCCCTCAACAGGAACAATTGCTTTATACTTTGTAGTAGCAGTAGTCTTTCTTGATGAATCATAATCAATACCAGTCATCTCAAAGTAAATCCTTGGTAAGGTGATTGCTACCTTCTTACCATCAACAGGGTTACCTTGCAACCTATATAAAAACTTTTGCTTAGGACCATATGCTAAAGGAACCTTTTCAACCTCAAGCACCTGTCCATTTACAGTCTTCTTCAATTCAATATTATTGAAGAGAGTACCAAATCCAACAACAGTCTTTCTAACTGCTTCGTTATAAAATTGTGTTCCTAACATCAGAAGCTACCTGTATAATTACCAAACTCACCAAAGGCGTTATCTTCACCCCAATCTATTATATCATCAGCACCTTCTTCAATAGCAGCATTTTGATCCCACTCGGTGCTTTCGTTATCAATAGTAGAGAAATCCCCTAATGTATATAGGGCATTAGATTCAACCCCTCTAATGGTATCTCCATCAATGAAGTTGCCAGTGCGGTTCATGACTTCAAGGGTGTATGATACACCATTCCAATCAGCAACTTCTGCAAGTGTAGCACTATCTAAATCATACATGGTTGCTTGAGCACCACTGGTAGTAGTATCTTCATATGTGTTAATGATATACCTTAAATTTGGTTCATCAAAATAAAAGAAACCAGGAACAGTTGTTGCATTAGTGCCATTATATGTGTACACATAATTCAATCTTTTATCTTCAAACTTCCAATAGAAATATTTCTTCTGTGTAGTAGTAGCAAAGACAGGATCAAATCCACCAAGTGCTGTAACAGTAGCAACACTATTACTAGAAGACCATGTTCTTCCTCCACCCTGTTGTACAAATCCACCTATTACTACATGCTCATCATTAACAAACTGAACATCTAATGGTGGTGCTTCAATAGTGATAGTTGGAAAATCTGGGTCAGATGGATCTGGTTCAAACCCAGTACCACCATTAACAACAGTAAGTGTTACTACACCACCATCAGCAATTGCAGCTTCAATAATACCACCAGTAGAATTTACTCCACCATTGATGGTAACACTAGGTGCTGTACTATATCCAGTACCAGCAAGGTCTACAGTTGCAGCAGTAATAGAACCATTTGAATCAACAGTTACTGTTCCTGTTGCATTAACTCTAGTGGAAGGTGTGAGATTAAGTGTTGTGATATTACTAAACTGCCTTTCAATATCATCAACCTCGTCAATACCTGTGTCAAACTTATCAGCACCCTGCTCATATATCTCAGCAGTGAGTTGATAGAAATACTGTTTACCTAACTGAAAGAAAGGATTCTCTCGTTCAACATACTTAATTTCATATAGATCTTCTGTTAATGGGAAGTAAATTAAATCCCCTTCATTGGGTCTACCATCTACAGCAAGATTTAAAGCTGGGTTAGCAGACTGTTCCCACCTTCTACGTGATACAACAAATTGTATCTCGTCAGTAATCCTTAAACCAAACTTACTTACAAACTCAGCACCAGCACCAAATCCTTCTACGTTCACTAGGAACATCTCTATCATATAGCTTTGGTTAAATTCTGATTGTATAACTTCCCCAAGAGACTTATCTTTCAGATGTACTCTGGGAATGTAAAACACATCAGATCCAAACAACTTGATTTGTTCATCAACCAAGTCCTGTACAAGATTCTGTTCGGTGGTAACACCACCGTGTTGAGGAAAGTATACTTTTTTCATCCGATCATGTCAAATGGTGGTGCTTCATATGTACTGATAGATGCTTCTTCAATAGCAGTAATTTCTTTCTGAGCATCTTCAAAGATCTCTCTACCATTAATGGCAACTCCACCAGGAAGTTGGATACCATTAAACTTAATTAGGTTCTGACCCCACTGTCTTTTAATCAAAGCAGTAGTATATTTCTTAAGGAAGACATCACTATACACTTGTGTGAATGTCTCAGGATCTAATGCTCTATGACACTCAACAATAACATGAACATCTTCTGCTAACATGTCCTCACCGACATCAAGATATAATCTATCTTGTCTCATGTTAAATCTAAACTGAACAAAAGCACCATTGTTAAGCACCATGTCCATAGTTTCCATCCATTGCTTAACCATATAATAGTTAAGAAAGTCAAGAGAACCTACAGCATATAAGTCATTCAAGAAGATCTGATACTCAATACCAAATAAATTATTTCTTACAGCATTACTAGCAAGACCAAATACCTTAGTAACACCAACAACATCTGCTGGCATTTCAATATACCTATCTCTAGTTTTCCACTCTGTAGCAGTTGCACCACTACCTATAGTCGTTGTGGTATCTTGTGACTGAAATCTTGTCTTATCATCAGCAGTAAAAATGTGCTTCATATATGCAAGCTCAACACCATCGTAATGTCTCATACGATAATATTGTAAAGCATCATCAATTGAGTCCTCTATCTGATCGTCATCTACATTGACTTCTAGTACAGGGAACCCCAACTTTCTTAGACAGTAATCTTTTAGTTCTGCCCTACTGGTGGGTTCAGCCATAAAAAATACCCCTAGTGTGTCCTAGGGGTATTTATAAATCATTATTTACTTACACTTAAAAGTTAATTTCCTGCTGGTGCTACCTGTTTAGCAGCAATAACAGCAAAATTATCAATTTTAGGAGCAAAAGCCATTAATGCTGATAAATCATTTTCGGTGATTGCATCCAGTTCAACTTCTCTAGCGTTATTGAGATCACGAATTGCTTTCTTCTCTTGAGCAAGTGCTGTCATAGCAGCACTATTACCGTTGATAAGATCAGTCTCCTCTGCTCTTTCCTTTTTCCAAGTGATTTCTTCTAGAGCCGCTTTTGCATGTGCTTTAATTTGTCTCCTAAAGTCATCTTTAAATCCAGCAAAGATGAGTGCTTCATTCTCGGCTAAGTTTAAAGCCACTCTTTCTTCATCGGATTTTCCAGCATGAGCATCTTCAAACGCATCACCTGCTGCATTCAGCTTCCAACTTGTTAGTGGAACTGATGGATCCAAGTCTTGTCGTACAACGACATAATTTGGATCAGGACCAGTCCCGTCTGGATGTTGTCTCGCAGGGATCTCGTTTACATCTTCATCTATAATATCAGAAGGAACTTTTCTCCAAAGATAGTATTTTAATGCCATTTTTTCTTTCTCCTATTATTTAAGTGTAAGTAGTAAATTCAGATTGCTTTGCTGCTCCTTCTATTGTACCACGACCACCTTCAACTTGTGTAGTAAAGAGATGAGTATTGTACATAGCTGGAATCAATGCAGGATATGATGTACTGTGATATGCAGTCTCAATAGTAGAATGAGATTCACCAGTAAACATATGAGGACTAATGCGATCTCCATCACTTCTTTCAGCGAACTGTTGATCCATGTTAGTGATTGTATGGTACATACCATAACCACCATCAGTATTGTAAGTACAGTTCATGAAGAAACTTGCCTTACCAATTGGACATATCTGATAACCGTAACTAGTATCAGTAGTCTGATCCCAAAGCCACTTACCATCAGAAACTCTAATGAATGCTCCTAGCCAACCAGAACCATAGTAGTAGTAAGGACAGTAAGCAACGATATATCTACCATCACTAGTTACCTGCCATCTCATACCAAATCTTTCATTATTCTCTCTACCATATGAGGTAGTACCAGAGTAATGTCTTTGGTTACCTTCATTGCTACCATCTGTACCCCATCTATGAACCCATGCACCATTGTGAGGGATCATCTGGAATGTTACGACTTTACCATTATCACAAAGAACTGGGCAACAACGATACTGGTCTTCCCAACCATTATTACCTGGTTTACCAGACCAGTTGTTATATTCAGTATAACCAGTACTGGAATTGAATCCAACATTACCAGCAGCATTCGCTGTGTTGAAATATGCTTTTAATGAACTATTATCTCTAGATGTGGCATTGTAAGTATCAGTACCATCATAGTTAATATTTTCATTAAGTGCAATTGCCCTTAGGTTAGGAACACCGTGCCAAATAACTGGTCGCCAAGTATAGGAACCACCATTCTGTTCCATAATACAAATCTTCTGAAGCTTCCTGTTGTAACAAGAAGAACCAACACCATTATGAGACCACTTACAAGGGATATCAACAAATGTACCTTTACCGTAGCCTTGCCAATGATCATTCATACGGTGTAGATTAGAAGACCTAGGCATGAAATAGGTTCTAGTACGAGTATTGTTAGCATCGCAAGAGAACCATGCCCAGTCTTGCCTTGTCTCATTAACAATTGGGTTACATTGCGTGTGAGCATGAGCCATATAGCTCGTAGCTCTTGGATGCATAGACCAACCACCAGAGGATGAATTAGTACCAACTCTCTTAAAGTGGTTATGTCCACAGTAACCAACACAAGATGTCATACTTGGATAGTCGTTATGACTATTAACATGGTTAGTTGTCTGGTAATAACTTGTACCTGCACCCTCTTGCTGCAATTCTGGAGCATAAGATGAGTATGGTTGGTATTGACCATAATGGTTACTAGCACCATAGGTCATACTGTGCTTGTCTAACCTATGTGTGTAACAGAAGAAACCAGCCTGTGTACTGTTTTCATGAGTCCACGTGGCAAAACAGGGTTGGTCATATGGATCTTGGTAAGTTCCACCGCCACCGCCACCAGTTTCTTGTTGTACTTGTGTAATTCTACGTGCCATTGTTATTGCATTCCTTATAAGTTTGTACTAGTGGTTATCCTTAACCGTCCATACCGTAGGCAACAGCAGTAATGCCACCACCACCAGCGTAAACATGTAACCCGTTTGATGTGTCAAGAACAATACCAGTTCTCTCAAGAACACCGTTTGCTGGAAGTGATACTCCAGACTCTAAATGGTCAGCGTCAGTAACATTAGCTGCTGCGTCTCTAAGAGCAACAGAAATATTAATTGCACTGCCAGTACGATTGGCAACTGAAAGTGTTACCACTTTGATGCCTGATGCAGGGGCAGCTACAACCTCAGTCCAGGTTGATGCTGTTACATCTTGTTTTCCGTATACTCCAGAAGCCATTTGGTTTTACTCCGTTTAATTAAATGTCAGTTGTTGTAGTTGCTTATGATTTATTTATCTCATTGAGATATTAGATACTAACTCATTGTAGCAAGGAAGTAACTAAGGCTATTAGCAGGGTTATCAACATAAGCTTTAACTGCACCAGCAGTAGCAAATTGTGTGTGATCCGCAGAAGCCAAATCAGTTATGACGGTCTTACCCATCATGGTATTCTCTGTAATAACAGAGGTTCCGTTAATGGTGAGACCTTCACCATTTGCAAGTTCAATACCTTTATTGAAATTAAACTTGTCGTTAGAAGACAACCACTGGATTGTCTTGTTGGTTGTACCAAGAACAGTCAAACCACCAGAGTTTGCAGTTGTATCTGTAGCACCACCTGTTGCTAATGCAGCACCAGCAGCACTTCCAGATCCTTGGAATACTTGATCTAGAGTAACTGTAGTTCCAGTAACAGCAGTTACGATACCTCCAGAAGGAAGTGTAACTGTACCACCACCAGATGTTAGCGTAATTGCTACACCAGGAGCGATGTTATCCATATCACTACAGTTGGTGATATCTGCTGAACCAGTAGATATATCACCAGTAAAGTTACCAACTGCAACCTTACCCAATTCAATGTTACGATCCTTAGAAGTTAACGTAACAGAATTGATAGATGTTGTTGTACCTTTAACAGTCAAGTTACCAGCGATGGTGAGGTCACCACCAAGTGCTGAAAGGTTATCAACGTATGTCTTTGTTGCTTTCTGTGTAGCAACCTTCTGGTCACTGTTCTGTGACAATGTACCATCAGTAGAGAATTCGTTAATAGCAGCACCCAACTGAGCACCGATAGAACCAAGTCTCAAGCTTGATAGACCAGATAGGTCAAACGCAGAAGCATCTAGTGTTGCCTTACCAGTTGACTGTTCAACTCTAAAGAACTTACCAACTGCGAAGTTACCATCTTGGTCAGTAGATACGTAGTAAACACGACCTGGACGATCTTCATTAACTTCGTTGGATGGTACGTTATTTGATAGTGGAAGACCAGGCCAGTTTGTATTAGCCTTACTTCCAGTACCAACGTCTAGGAAGTCATGAGCAGTTAGACGTACTTGTGAGTACCTATAACGTGTCTTGAATCCTTGTCCGTCTCCAGCTTCAACTGTCTTCTCATCTGCCAACTGTAGTGTTGTGATACCAGTTGTATCAGCAGCAACAGTTGTAATCTTCATGAACTCATTATCAATCTTGATATAGTCATTAGGATCAAGACCGATGTTTGCAGCAGCAACACGAAGTGATAAATCGTTAACAGCAACGTCTTCAATCAATTCATCCTGAGATGCAATCTTAGCATTGACTATTGCAATTGCAGCAGCAGCAGCGTGTGCTCCAGCAGTTGTACCCTCTTGAGCACGTTCTGCTTCAACAGATGTTGCAGATGGGAATGAAAGAACCTTGAACATCTCATCATTGATAATGATGAATCCGTTAATGGTCATTCCAGTAACACTTGCAACTTGCATTGTTGCAGGTGAAGCTGCACCAGCAGCAAGTGATCCAGAAAGTGTTGTTGACTGTCCAGCATCAGCATACAATGAGATAGCAGTAGTACCATCATGTGTTGCAGAAGCAGTTCCTAAGAGACCTCTATCAACTCCTATTGAACCTCTACCATCCTGAGCTACGTAACTAGCATTAGAGATAACGAATGAACCAGGGTCATCGTTAACTCCATTATCATCAAGAGAAACAGATCCACCAGAATCAGGAGCAGTATCTAGTCCTACAACTGTAAGAACAAATCCTTTTTGTCCTGTAACAGCATCTGTGTTGTTAACAAGAGCTGCAGTAACACCAGATGTCTGACCTGTAATTACTTCACCCTGTTGGAATGTTCCCTTAACTGGGAAGTAGTATAAGAATCCAGAAGCATTCTGGTCATTGATTAATTCTCCAACAGCACCAGATGTTCCACCAACAAGTCTTTCTCCGATTGTAAGTGTTCCACTAAGAGGAGTGTTAGTATCAATTGTAAGACGCTTACCTTTGACGTTACCATCAATGGTAACCTCAGAAGAATCAAATCCTCTAGCAATTGCACCGTACTTACCGTAAGATGAGTTACCAGTAACAGCACGGATTCTACCACCACGTGTAGCAGAGTAAGAAATGTGTGCGTAGTATGTGAAGGATGATACAATCTCAGATGCAGCAGCGTTAGTAACGTAAATACCAACACCACCATCTAGTACCTGAGTGAATGAGTCAAACACCATTGACTTGTAAGAAGGTGTTGACGATAGATTAAAGTGATTGTGTACAGCACCATCAAGTAGAATACCAACTGCTGCTCCAGAGAAGATGGTACAGTTTTGAATGTATGGTGACTTAACGATTGGTGAATTAGGATTAAATCTGAAGAACACACCCTTAATTGTGGCAGTGTCTAAATCCTTGTCATCAGCACCAGCTTGGAATCCAGTCATTCCTTCAAACACTAACTCTTTAAGAGTAGTATGAGAACCAAGCAAGCACATTGTAGACTCAGAGTTAATCCGAGTTGCTACAGTAGAAACATCAATGAATGGTTCTGCACTGGTTGAACCAGACATGTCACCATTAGCAATAGCAGAAGTAACTATACCAATAAGTGTTGTAATTGCAGAAGCAACAGTAGCACATGCAGGACTTGAACCATCAGCAGTAATTGTGAGGTCTCTTGTCTGTGTAAGAGTATTACCAGCAGAAGCAGAAACAACTAAGTTACGAGCAACTTCAGTACCAACTGTTCCGATGTAATTAGCAAGTGCTGTATCTTGAGCATTGTCTCCAGTTATAGGAGTACCAGCAAGCAAGGTATTAGCATAAGCATATACCTGATTGTTATTACCATGCTTGACGTTGAATGCAACAACATCAACTAACTCAGCAAGACGTTCTTTAACAGTAGCTTCAGTACCACTTACAGCACCTTCATTTGCTACATGACGATGATAAGCTTCAGCAGCAATGAATGCTCTGTTTGTGTTGAGTAGATCACGTGCATCAGCATGTTTGTTGTTTACGATATCAACGTACTTATCAGCAGTAGTCCATTCTCCACCAGTTAAGTTAAGTAGATGGACGTTGTTCTGATAGTCAGAATCAAGAACCATAGCGGTCTTGGTTCCAGCAGCGTTAGTAACAGTCTCACCAAATCTTAGATGAGATACATTAGCACCAAGTGTTAAAGCTTGCATATCGGAATCACCGAGAGCAGGCTTAATGATAGATGTTCTTAAGTTATCACCATATATGGAAACAAATTCAGGAACAATGATTGGTAGAACTTCTGAATATATACCAGACTTAACAAATATTGTAACTGGGTTTGTAGCAGAAGGTTTTTCGGAACCTGTTAATGCACCAATGAAATCACAAGCATGTCTTAGAGTACCAAATGCTCTAGAAATACTCTTACCGTGGTTAGCATCAGAACCTTCTTTCGTAACATAGAAAACACTTTCTGATACGTTGTTTCTTTCCCACTGAGGTAGTAGAGGTGATCCACCAACTGTTAGTACCTGACCACTTGCTTCTCTTTCAGCAGATACGTTACCAACGCTTGTGATTCCATCAGCAACAGCAGAAACAAATGTATGATTTGATGTATCAGAAGAAATACCAACATTAACTGTAAATGTATTTGAATCAACAACAGTTAGTTCTAGGAACTTCTTGCTAGCTGGGTCAGTTGCACGTGGATAAGGGTGGTTACTAGCGTTACCATCCTTAGCACAAGTAAATGTGATTGAACCATCAGCAAACTTAACAAAGTCTCCTGAAGTGAATCCATGATTAGCAACAGTAACTTGAAGTACACCTGTAGTAGGAGTATAGTCTGCACCTGTCGCTGTATGCTTTGTCTGAGCAGCGTTAGCAGTTGAAGCACCAGATGGAAGGGCAATCCTATTAACACCACTTGCTGCCTGATAGAGAAGGTCTCCAGTCTCTTGTAGAACCTGTGCTGTATCACCACCCTGTGCAACGTAGTTCCAGTACGTTCCGCCTGGATCTAATTCAGGAGCTGTGGAAGCACCACTTACATCATCAGCTTTACAAACATATGAGTTGGAGTTTCTGTTAACAACATCACCTTTCTGGTATACAGTTGCAGAATCCCATCCACCTGTCCAGTTAAATCCTTCTGAGATAAGATCCCAGTTATTAGTAGTTGTAGGAGCAACACCAGTAGAACCTACCTTATTAACATAAGTGTTACCACCATATCTTACAACATCACCTGGGGCGTATGTTGTAGCAGCAGCGTATTCACCTTGAGCAGAGAAACCAGTAGTAATTACATCCCAATTTGTTGTATCGTTATTAGGAGTAGTAGCACTTGTATGTGTTGTCTTACTAATATAGCTGTAACCTCTATAAGTTACAATGTCTCCCTTCTGATATGGATCATTTGCTGTCCAAGAATCTTCAAAATTTAGACCTTCAACATAGACCTCAAATTTTGTAGTGTCAAATGTTGCTCCAGATTGATGACCACTAGTACAACGATATTGTGTATTACCATACTTAACAACATCGTTAATCTTATACCAAGTAGTTGTTACCCAATCTCCTTTAGCTTGAGTACCTTCACCTTGAAGATCCCAGTTATTACCAGCAATATCTACTGCATAGAATGATGTTTCTGCATTTGCAGAGGTGTGATTCTTTACACAAACATATGAGTTTGCACCGTACTTGACGATATCGTCAATGACATAAGCAGTGGAAGCAGCCCAATCGCCTTGCCACTTAAACTTCAGTCTACCGAGTCTAAAATCTGCCATTTGTTATAATTCCTACTTAGGTCCGTTAGTGTTGTGATCATAATCTTTATTTAGTCTTGCGACTAAGTAACCCTCATCGTCAATGAAATAGGTTAACCTTCTGAAATCAAATCTGAACTGTTGATATTTATCATCAGGATCATTTGAATACTTTTTATCTCCAGCATCAGCAAGAACATATTCTGTTCCTTGAAGAAAATCTGGATACTCCTCACCATCTGTACGGTGAAAATCATAAACTACATCTTCTGTAGATCTAGCATTTGTATAATGAAGCATACCGTCTTTGTCTCTGCGAAGAGCATGTACGGTAAAGTCATTTGAATTTGCAACATTTTGTTCTTGTGTTGCAGTACTTGCACTAAGATATAAACTCATGCTAAGATCCTCCAGTGAGTTCCGTCCCAAACAAACTGAACATATAGTCCAGCAACATCTAATACAAAGGTTGAATCAACATTACCAAATTTATTCAAAAACTTTTGATTGTTTCCAACTGTTGTTAGAGTAACATTATTTATAGCCCATGTTGCTTTAAAGTCAACCATTTCAATCATGTCTCCAACATGAGGTACAGCCCCATTGGATTCATATGGCATATTCAAAGTTAGAGCTGAAGAGCTAGTATCAATAAGATACCTAACTCCGCATGATAAATTACCACTAGATGCTATGGTTTCCCATCTTGCACGTTGAAGTTCAAAACCCCCAACATCACTACCATCATGTACAACAGCCGTCTTCTTTTCAGTATCAACTGTAATTTCAGCGACTGCACCAGTGAATATAGCGTGTTCAGCAGTAGTACCTTTTCTAAATTGTACCTGAGTAGTCATTATCTACGTACACTTTCTTCTCAAGTATATTTATACATCAAATAATCCAGACCTGTACGCTAGGTGGCTGGAATAGTTGTACTTGTACTAGTGCCTTACCAGTAATTGTGGCAGTACCGCTACCGATGTATGGAGCAAGAGCAAATGCTTCATCAAGGTTGTTAACATTAGATATTCTTCCAGAACCTTGATATGCACGAGTGCGAATATCATAACTGTCTCCAGTGATGTCAATCTCAACGTATGGCTGCTCTGCGAATGTAAGTAGTGGATCGCCTGATGTACTTCCGACTGTAAGAGTACCACCCTGACTGAGTTCTCTGAATGTTGACTTCTCTGAAATCCTTGATCCAAAGAAGGAGAAGAGCATTTGCTTCTCTTCTGGATTGATAGTAAGAGATTCTGCTGCACCAGATAGAGTTGGAATTGTACCAAATCCAACGAAGTCTCTTGCTCTGGTTGTATAAGCATCTCCACTGAGAGATATTGTACCTTCTCCAGTGTGTGCGAATCTGACAAGAACTCCAGCTTCTCCAGTTGTAGTAAGGGTTCCTGTTCCAATTTCTCTCGCAGTCTTGGACTGTGAACCAGCTCCAGTAAAGGAGAATAATAGTTGCTTCTCGTCTGGATTGAAGGTAACGGATTCTGCTGCACCACTGAGTTTTCTGAATGTACCAGTACCAACATAAGCACGTGTAATTCCAATCTCCGCTTTTCCGTCTGTCTGGAAGATGATCGTACTTGGTTCTGGTACAATCGCTGTACATTCCGCAGCACCACCAAATCCAAATAGTGAACCAGAACCAGTAACATTGTAATGAACAGTGAACTTGGCATCTCCACTGAGCTTCGTTTGAACAAATGGTTGCTCTGCGAATGTGAGAATTTCTGGATGTGTTGTACCAGTAAGTTTGAGTGTTCCACCTTGACTGATTTCTCTGACAAGAATTCTTTCTGCCAATTCTCCTGTAAAGGAGAAGAGCATTTGTTTCTCGTCTGGATTGACAGTGAAGGATTCTGCTGCACCACTGATTTTTCTGAAGTAACCAGAACCAATAACATTTGGTACATAATGAGTCTTGGCTTCTCCAGATACAGGTATTGTTCCTGAACCGTGGAATGCATGAGTTCTGAGAACTGGATCTGCCTTTCCATTAATATCAACTTCAATCTGTTTGGTCTCAGCAACACCAAGAGATTGACTACCTTCTCCAAGGAAGGAGAATAGCATCTGTCTCTCATCTGGATTGACAGTGACAGACTCGGCTGCTCCAGCAAACTTCCTGAACGTACCAGAACCAAAGTGTGTAAGAGAGAATACAATATGTACTTCGCCACTGACTCTGTACAGACCTTGTGTTTCGTATGCAGATCTGGTTGTAATAGATGCACCACTGAATCCAAAGAGAGTACCAGATCCAGATGTAATAACAGTCTTGCTTTCTGTTCCTTCTCCAAGGAAGGAGAATAACATCTGCTTCTCGTCTGGGTTGAAGGTAACAGATTCTGCTGCACCAGAAATCTTCCTGAGTGTACCAGATCCAACGTAATCTCTTGTCCTTGTGGTATAACCAACGCCACTGACAGGGATCGTTCCAAATGGTTGCTCTGCAAATGTAAGTAACTGAGTAGATTCTCCAGTAAGAAGAATGTCTCCTGATCCAATTTCTGTAACAGATATCTTCTCTGCTTCTCTTGTTCCAATAAAGGAGAAGAGCATTTGCTTCTCTTCTGGATTGAAAGTAAGAGATTCTGCTGCACCAGCAAACTTCCTGAATGTACCAGAACCAATAACGTGTGGTACATAACGAGTATCTGCAATACCAGCAAGATATATTTCACCAGAACCTGGATACTTAGGAATAAATCTGGTGTCTGCAAGACTACCAACCTTGACTCTTGCTGTATCCTCTGGAGGATTCGCAGTGAAGCTGACCTGATGTTCTCCAGTGAAGGAGAATAGAAGTTGTCTCTCTTCTGGATTAACAGTAAGAGATTCAGCAGCACCAGCAAACTTCCTGAATGTACCAGAACCAATGACATGTGGTACATAACGAGTATCAGTAAATCCTGCTGGAAGAGTAATTCCACCTTTGGATACCCAACTAGGTTGCCAATCGTATGTTGTCCATCTATCAAACGGACCAGGAACAAACTTGAATAGAACTTGATCAGTTGGAGGTGTGACAGTTGTACATTCAGCAGCTCCACCAAATCCGAATAGAGAACCACCATCAAAGATAGCAATACGTGTGAGACTAGGATCTGCATCACCAGTAACATCAATTGGAGGTTCAGCAGGTGAATCCCATTGAGGTGGTACAACAATATCTGCATCACCACTGATGTTGATACCATAAACCTTCCACTCACTCTCACCAGTAGCAACAAATGTGTATACTTGTATCTCTCTGGTAGCTGCCTCTCCACGAATGACACCAAGTTCACCGAATGGACAATCCTTACCAGTATCATCAAGAATCCAACCACGATCCCAAAGACCTTCTGCTGTATCTTCAACAGTTCCATTATCCCAAGAATCTGTTGCAACAGTTGTTGTACTTGGTATAATGTAAGTAGCACTAATTGATAGAGTAGTATCAACCTTGATACAACCACTAGATGCTACCGTGTTTGTATCAATAGATCCATTAACATCAACACATGTAATGAGTGTGTTATCAACTAATAGACCATAATCAAGTTCCTCTGGATCAATGCAGACACCAAGATCATAAACCTCAGTATGCTTCTCATCTGAGAGTTCTGGAAGTTCTGGTTTTCTAGAACGTAGTTTGATTGTACCAGAACCATAGTAAGATTCAGTCTCTGTGATGTAACCTCCACTGAGAGACTTGATAGTTCCAGTACTAAATTCACTGAAGGTAAGATTGTAAGGTTCTGCTGTTCCAATGAAGGAGAAGAGCATTTGCTTCTCCAGTGGATTGAAGGTAGCAGACTCAGCAGCACCAGAGAATTTCCTGAGTGTACCTTCACCAATAACACCAATAGAAGCAGCATATGGAGAAGTACCACCAATTGCAAATAGACCACCACCTTCAATAGCAGCAGCCAATGTCTCAGATGCACCACTGAATGCAAAGAGATCACCAGAACCAACATGACCAAGTGCAAAGTTAGTATGAGCAGCATTATCAACTCTAACAGTACCACTACCAACCCAGTTAGGCTGGAAGACAGCAGTAGCAGTACCCTTGACATATATTTCACCGAATGGGTAACCCATTGCAACGGTGTCAAGAATATGTCCATGATCCCAAAGACCATCCTCAGTTTCATTGACAATATTGTAATCAATAAACTCTGTTGGAGTTGTAGTCTGTTGAGGAACAGTATATGTTGCTCCAAGTGTTACTATCTCACCTTGCTCAACCTTAATGATTCCTGTTGGAGCAGTAACATCAGATGTAATTGTCTGAGTAGTGATTGTTGTAACAGGTAATACTGTTGTATCAACAAGCAATCCATAATCAACATCCAAGAATTCAACAAGTGAATCAGGACTATAACATTCAGTGTGCTTCTCGTCTGATGGTTCGTACTTAAGATCACCAAGATTGACATTTCTGATCTCAAGTAATTGAGTCTTAGCAAGTTCCTCAAGTGTATACTGATCAGGCTTATCAGATTCAATTGTGATTTCACCAGAACCAACCCAATCAAAGGATTGTTTCGCTGATACAGGAGTAGCAAAGTTCCTGATTCTTCCAGAACCATACCATGTACCATGAGTAAAGCTGAGACCTGTATATCCTCCAGTAAAGGAGAATAGCATTTGCTTCTCTTCAGGATTGAAGGTAAGAGACTCAGCACCACCAGAGAATGTGGAGAATATACCTTCGCCATGATGTTCAACATGGAAGGTATAGGTTGCATCACCAGACATTCCTGGAATATGTCCACCACCAATAGCAAGTAGACTAAAGTTGGTGATTGAAGCACCTTGTGGTTTGAATAATCCAGTACCACCTACCTTGGCATCTAATGGAACTCTTGCAACACCACGAAGTCTGAACAGTCTTCCATCACCAATTTCTCTAAAGACTGTTGCAGAAGGAGCAGCACCAGTAATGTCAATCTCACCATAGATACAGGCTGGTTGACCCATTGCCACTGTATCCAGAATATGACCAAGATCAAGTAACTGATCTTCTGACTCAAGAATGATATTATGATCAATAAATTCTGTTGGTACTGTAGTCTGTAGAGGAACAGAATAAGTTCCATCAAGTGTTACTACTTCACCTTGTTCAACTCTAACACTTCCTGTTGGTGCAGTAGCATCAGAGATTGTCTGAGTAGTAAGAGGTGTAATAGATACTGTTGATGGATCAATAATAAATCCATAATCAAGATCTTGGAATTCAACAATGGAACTACAGTTGTACCAGTAAGTTCTTGCTTCCTCAAGTTTGTTCCATGTGAGGATAGTACCAGAACCTGCATAATCAAATGTTGCTCTTTCATCTCCACCAGCAAAGCTGTAGAGTATTCCATCACCATCCCATACACCATGAGTAAAGCTAAGATCTGTATATCCACCAGTAAAGGAGAATAGTAACTGCTTGTCTTCTGGGTTGTAAGTTGTAGAGTATGCTGAACCACCAAGTTTTCTAAGACTTCCATCACCACGATGTTCAACTTGGAAGTTGTATGATGCTTCATCATACATTCCTGGAATATGTCCACCACCAATAGCAAGTAGACTGAAGTTGGTAATGGAAGCACCTTGAGGTTTGAAGAGACCTCCACCAAAGATACTAGCGAATAGTGGTAGTATTGCATCACCAGTGATCTTAAAGAGTCCACCTTCACTGACTTCATTGAATACTCTTGGAGTCTCAGCAGCACCAGTAATATCAGCAACAGTACCGTATGGTATGCCATGAGCATGAGTTCCAAGAATCAATCCATAGTCATCAACAGGACTATGAATATCAGAAATCAATCCATGATTAATGAATGTTGTTGGTGATGCTGTAGTGTTAGGAACAGTATATGTTGCTCCAATACTTACTACCTCATTGAGACCAACTCTAATAACTCCAGTTGGTGCAGTCTCATCTGAAGTAACTGTGGTTGTTGTAAGAGTTGTAACTGGAGTCTGTGTTGGATCAACTAGTAATCCATAATCATAATCTACCGATGGTACGAATGCACTTTCATTGTAGACTTCAGTATGCTTCTCATCTGATAGCTCATACTTGATACTTCCAAGAGGTCTGCCCTTAATATCTTCAAGTACCCAATGAGCAATTTCTTGTAATGTGTATAGATCAGGTTTGCTACTTACTATACTAATTTCACCAGATCCAACATAAGAATTGGTTCCTCTTTCTTCTCCACCAGAGACATTGAATAAGACACCATCACCATAGTAAGTACCAAAGGTGAATCTAAGATCTTTGTATTCTCCAGTAAAGGAGAAGAGAATCTGATCTTCAGTTGGATTAAAGGTAAGAGACTCAGCAGCACCAGAGAATGTGGAGAATCTACCGTCTCCAACAACACCAAGTCCAACAGCAAGAGTACTTTCACTATGGAATCCAAAGAGTCCGTCACCTGGTTGCAGTAGAGCAAAGTTGGTAATAGATGCTCCAAGGAATCTAAATCCACCACTACCACGTACACCAACATCAAGTGGTACTTGTGCAACACCACTAAGCTTACTGATGTAACCACGACTTGTCCAACTAGGTAGGAACTTATCAGCACATCCAACATTAGGATCAACCTTAATTCCACCAAACGGAATGAGATCACTAGGTGTGAGAATAAGACCCCAATCCTGCTGCATTGATGCAGGCTCAGTAATAGTACCCCAATCAATACTACTGGTATGAGCGTTATTATTTCTTGCTACCTGATATGATGATGGAACTCTCGCTGTTCCATCTACTCTGACAATACATCCAGTTGATAAACCAGATACATCTCCAGTTATATTTTCTTCTAGTGTACATCCACCTAGAACACCATAATCACGCTCTGTAAAGTAATCAACAGCAGAGCTATTATAATCTTCTGTATGCTTCTCATCTGAGAGTTCATACTTGATACTTGCAAGAGGTCTACTCCTGATATCTTCAAGTACCCATCCACTGATTTCTTGTAATGTGTATAGTAAAGGTTTCTTACTTACTATACTAATTTCACCAGATCCATTCCATGCAAATACTTTATCTTCTTCTGCGTTAGAGAAGTTATTGAATGTTCCAGAACCATAGTAATGTTCTGTGTTCTTCTCACCGACTTCACCAGTGAACGAGAACAGCATCTGTCTCTCATCTGGATTAACTGTAAGAGATTCAGAAGAACCAGAGAACTTCCTAAGACTTCCAAATCCTTCAATCGCAGCAGCAATTCCAATGACAGAATTTCCTTGTAGCGGAAGAATTCCCCTGCCGTAGGTGGCAGGAGAATAATCAACATCCGCAGTACCACTAAGTTTGACCTTACCGTCAGTGATAGTACCGTATACAGCAGGAGATGTCTGCTTACCAAATGATATGAGACTTCCTTCACCAACCCATGCACTAGTGGCTTTCCATGAAGCAGCATTGAGTGTCTTACTGAATCCAAAGGATTCTAGATCTGTGACATGAATGATGCGTCCATATTCAACCTGTGTTGCGTTAAGGTCTGCAACCTGACCATTATTACTTGTGCTTGTAGCATTAGCAGTTATTGATCCAAAGTCAACTTCGGTATACAGATCAATAATTGCTGGATGGTAACTATATGTCTTTGTTTCTTCAGCGTTGTTGAAGAATAATAATCTACTTGGTGCTGGACCTAATATACGATTAGCATCAGTGTTACCACCAAGTTCATCAGTTGTCCATGTATATACTGGACCTGCTTGATGCAGAACGTATCCTTCAGGTACATCTTGTTGTGATGTCTGAGCACCACTCAATATTCCTAGTCCTGATCTATAGCTTTGAGTATTGTATATACTACGATCTGCATACTGTGAAAGAGTACCACTAATATCACTGAGTGGTACTGCTGGACCTTGATTAAAATTAAAGCTTTCTAAACCTCTAGCAGCAAACGAGCCAGACAAAACCTCAGACCTATAATCACTTATAGGTCTAGAGACTCTTCC